AAAGTCGAACACAACGGGACTGAGTAAACACGCTTGCAAGTGGGCAGCATGACAATCTGATTGCGATCCGCCGGCTCAGGCGAAGTAGGGAACAAAGCCACCATCAACTCCACACTACGCCCCGCGGTATTGAGCGTCGGGGTAACACAAACCCGGACTCCACGTATTTCTGCGGCAGGGTTAAACTCGGTGAACTGCCCGATGAGTGTGTTCTTGATCGGGTGCCAATGGATGACCTCCGTGAAACGGTCACCCTTGGCGAGCCCGGCAGCTCCAACGGCCATGCTTGGCCCAATAATGGCGAAGTGACGAACATCCGCGTTCCAGGTTCTTCCCAACCACTTGGTGTCCACACCCAGGCTGTTGCTGAGAGCGCGAGAAGGCTCATCTGCTCCGGGCGCGGCAGCCACGACGTGTCCTGCAGTGCTTCCGAAAGAGAGGCCGAGAGCTCCCAGCAGCTTAGCGAGGGACCCATCCGAAGCGGGGGACGTCGCAGGGGTGCTTCCTTCAGACATGATAAGAACGGATTTGCCAGCTTGATCGTGGAGATTGAGTTGGTCATCGAGACAATGGCTTGAGGTAACGTAGTTCTTTCCAAAACCCCTGGAAAGAACTTTCTCCCAGCCGCGCAGTTCCGCCCGCTTGCCCTTCATCGCCCGTCGCCCTGTACCACGTGCAGTCAACCTAGCTATGGCCGTGCGTGCAACTTCGAACAGATTGCGCTCGCCCGAAAAGTACTGGGATGCGAGGATAGGAGCCCGCTTGTGCACAATGTCCAAGAAGACTCCAAGCGCGTGGATAGCTCCGTCGCCGAGAAGGTCGTAGATCAAGTCACCCTTCTCATAGGTGAAAGCGAGCTCCGCAGCGTAACCTTGGAGGGACTCAGCCAGAGTGCCAACCGCCCGGCTGTAAAGCGCCTTGCAGAGCATGATGAAAGGGTCGCGCAAGATACCATGGCGCGTCAGGATGAAGCCACAGAAGTCCGCCTCCGCGACGTACTCAGTCTTGGACACCGTTTTGATCAACTTGGAGTAGCGTCCTGACCACGTCGGCAACTCCGCAAGAATCCCATCGCAGGCCATGTCGTCACCACCAAACGCAAAAGCGTGGTTCTCGAACACGGCAGTGCCGTACTTCATCGCCACATTGCCCACGGAGTAAAGCGTGTTCATGCCGAACGTGCCTGGCTC